CCGACATTCCGGTTTCGCGTCAAGCGGCTAATCGTCGCCTGAAGGAAAGTTGTGCCGTTTTTCCGGGGGGGCGGTCTCCACAGGAGATCGCTATGGGGAAAGCCGTATGGACCGCGCAGGTGTGGATGGCGCGCCGAGCCGGGCTGCTGACCGCCCAAGACGTGAATATCGGCCGCGCATTCGCCAAATTCGCCGGCATCACCGGCCGCTGCTGGCCGTCTGAGGAGTCGCTGGCCAAACAAGCGGCGGCCTGCGAGCGCGGCGTGCGCGATTGCAAGGCCAGGATGAAGGCAATCGGCCTGCTGGAATGGGAGGCGCCACGCCTCGCTGACGGCACCCAGGGCGTTTGCCGCTACGTTTTGCGCACCGTCAGGAACGTCGCCGCCTGGCTGCAAGCCGGAATTCGCCCCCAGCGCGAGCGCCGCCCGTCACCGGCGGCAAGACGTGCCGGGAAAGTGATTCCAATATCTTATCCTTCTACCGGCGCCCCGATTGCCGTGCCTGACCGCCCCACGTCGCTCACTGCCCTGGCTGATGTGGTGCGCAAATCGGGCGAAAGGGTGCTTGGGAAGATCAGGGCGGAGAAATTCCGCCTTTTCGCCCGGCCGACGTGACCGAATCGGGGGAGGGGAGGGGGCGAATCGCCTCCGAATCTCCCCCCTACCCACCCACATCGCTGTTACCGGAAGTCGGCAAGCCGCCTGAATGTCCGACGTATTGGACCTGGATGACCTGGATCTGGACGGCATAGAGGCCAGTCTGATCCGGGCCGACCTCCTGGCGTGGTGCGAGCACGCGTTGATCCCGCTGGGGCAGGCGCCGGCCGCGCATCACAAGCTCATAATTCAGCGCCTCCAAGACCTGGCTGACGGCAAAATTTCGCGGCTGATGGTGCTGATGCCGCCCGGCAGCGCGAAATCGACCTATGTGTCGGTTCTCTTTGTAGCCTGGTGGTTCGCCCGCTTCCCCCGCAGCAACGTCCTCGCCGCCAGCCACAACGGGGAGCTGGCCGAAAAATTCGGGCGCAAGGTCCGGGAGATCAGCCGGGCGAACAGCACCGAGCTGGGATACCGGCTCTCCGAATCGTCCGCCGCGGCTGGCCGGTGGGAGACGACCCAGGGTGGCGAATATTTCGCCGCGGGCGTCGGCGGCAGCATCACCGGCCGCCGCGCCGATCTCGCGGTGATCGATGACCCGGTATCGGGCCGCGAGGAAGCCGAGCGCAAAGGCAGCCGCGACCGGACGTGGGATTGGTATCGGTCGGACCTGTACACCCGGTTGAAACCCGGCGCCAAAGTGGTCCTCGTCATGACCCGCTGGCACATGGATGACCTCGGCGGCCGGTTGCTCGCCGAGGAGGATGGCTGGGAGGTGCTGAGCCTGCCGGCGCTGGCGGGCGAGGATGACCCGCTTGGCCGCGAGCCGGGCGACCCGCTGTGGCCGGAGTGGGAAGACGCCGCGGCTTTGGAGCGCAAGCGCCGGGCGGTTGGCGAGCGCGACTGGTCCGCGCTTTTCCAGCAGCGCCCCCAGCCGCAGGCCGGCTCCATCGTCCTGTCGGCCTGGTGGCGGCCATGGCCTGGTCCGGCGCCGCAGCAGCCGGATTTCATCGTCGTCTCGCTCGACGGCGCCTACACCGCGAAGGACAGCAACGACCCCAGCGCCTGCACGGTCTGGTGCGTCGACGCCGACGCCCGGACCCGCCGCAACCGCATCCTGCTGCGCTACGCCTGGGCCGAGCGGTTGGAATTCCCGGCGCTGGTCGAGCAGCTCGCCGAGACGGTGGAGCATTTCGGCATCAAGTACGTGCCGCTGATTGTGCTGGTCGAAGCCAAGGCCAGCGGGTTGTCGGTGATCCAGGAGCTACGCCGCCGCAAGCCGGACCTGACGATCCACGCCGTCACCCCGCGTGGCGACAAGATCGCACGCGCTCATGCTGTCACAAGCCTCTTTGAGGCCGGCCATGTCTACGCGATGGCCCGCCGAGACGCTTCCAACGAGATGGCTTTCCGGCCGTGGGCGCAGAAGGTGATTGACGAAGCGGCATCGTTCCCCCTCGGCGCCCACGACGACCTGACGGACAGCACCACCATGGCCCTGCGCTACATCCGGGATCTCGGCGTTGAGCTGTTCAAGGAAGACGAATTCGAGGACGACGCTCCAAATGAGCGGGCGCCGCTGTTCGGCTAGATCGCCCTTCAACGCAACCCCTGCCGGTGGCGAATCCATTGAGTGAGTCTGACGACATTGCCTGGCTGAAATCCCGCGCGCTGGCGGCCGAGGCACAGGTGAAGCGGCAAGCCGCCGGCATGCGCGACATGCAGGCGACCTTGCGGCAGATGGAGACTGAATTGCGCCGCGTGCAGCAGGGTGTGCCGCACGATGAATGGATTACCGGCGTCGAGCTGCTGCGCGATGCGCTGAAATCGATGCAGACCGGCTGGCGCGGGCGGATCACGCGCTGGCTGCACGGCGATAAGGCGGCCGATGCCGCCGATTACGCCACGTTTCTGGTCAACGCGATCAGCGCCGAGCGCGACGGCAGCACCAGCGCACCGTCGCGCCGGGCTGCGGCCGAAGCCCTGGCCCGGTATGGCGGCCTGGGCATCGGCTAAGAGCAGGCGAGGGGGCGTGCGCCTCACGCGTGGCCGGGCGCGTGACCCTGCATGGTTATTGACTTTGTTTTCGGCCAGATTTTGCTCAACAGAAGGTTCATCGCTTCTTTGATGCCGCCTTTGGTCGCGGCACAGTCGGCGCAACCGACAAAGCTGGCCGATTGTCTGGGGGCATCGCACTGCCCGACAATGACGCAGACGGTGAATGGAAGATTGCCGTTAGCGGGGCGCGGCAACGCTCCTTTGCAGAACGAGCAAAGGGCGGTCAATCCGGGCGGCGCGTCCATAATGGTCTTCAGGGCGTGCTCGGTGGCCGTGTGCACAGCGTTCGCCTCGGTATCGCCCGCCGTGGCGCAGAACGCGAGGAATGGCATCACCCTTTCGGTAACAAGGTGGATGCGGATTGAGCCGCCGCCCTCGGCGACGATGCTGTTCAAGATGGACACATTGATTTCCGCTTCGACCATTTGCCCCTCGAAATTCCCTGAAAACCGCCTGGGACTCTGATCCCGGCGCCACCCCAACGCAAGTTGAGACGATTTGTCGTACGCCGCCTCCATCGCGCCGCCCAATGGTGTGCCCGCTCCCGGGTTGATGGGGCTGGACCCGGCCATGCTGCGCGGGTCCGCCACTGAATTGGACGATGGCAGCGTCGATATCACCGCGGAGCATGGTGCCGAAGCCGATATCGATCCGAAATCGGCACCACATGGCGCCAATCTGGCCGAAGTGCTGCCCGACGACGTGCTGAGCCAGCTTGCCAACGACGCCATCGAAGGCGTCGAGGCGGATGTGGACAGCAACCGGGAATGGTATGCCCAGATTGACGCCGGCATGGAGCTGTTGGGGCTCAATCCGCGCGAGCGGCTGACCGGCGCGTTGAAAGACATCCCGGCAGCCCGCCATCCGCTGCTGAAAGAGGCCATTGCGAGGTTCGCAGCGTCCGCCAGCGGCGAGTTGCTGCCAGCGGATGGCCCGGCGCGCTGCCGCGTGTTCGGCGACGCCATCCCGCCGCGGCTACAGCAGGCCGCGCGGAAGGAAGGGTTCCTAAATTGGTTCCTGACCACTGGCGACGAAGATTATTTTGACGATTTCGACCAAATGTTGCCGATGGTGGCGCTCTACGGCTCGATGTTTCGCCGTGTGTGGCGCGATCCGCTGCGGGGCGGGGCGCCGACCAGCCGCCACTACAGCCCATTTGACCTGGTCACCAGCTTCGCTGCCGCCACGCTGGGCGGCAGCTACCCGGTGACGCATATCGAGCCGATGCCGCAGGCCGATTTGCTGCGATTGCAGGTGCAGGCTTGGTTTCGCGATGTCGATTTGTCGCCGCCGACCGGAGACGAAACCGAGGCGACGATTTCGCGCGAGAAAGTGGATTGGCGGCAGCCGACCGATCGGCCCGAAGACGCCGATCATGTGCTCTATCATCGCTACGCCATGCTCGATATTCCCGGGCTGGAGCACACGGACGAGACGGGCGAGCCAACCGGGCTGCCGCTGCCCTACGTCATCACCATCGACCGCGATAGCCGCCAGGTGCTCCGCATCGAGCGCGGCTGGGCGGAGGGCGACCCGGAGTGCCGCCCGCTCGTGTCGTGGGTGCATTTTCGCTACATGCCGGGTCTCGGCTTCCTTGGCTGGGGGCTGATCCATCTGATCGGCAGCGATGCCGATGCGCTGACGGTGCTGCGCCAGCAGGCGTTGACCAGCTTCGCCTTCGCCAGTTTTCCCGGTGGCCTGAAAACCCGCGGCATCAAATCCGAAACTGACCTGGTGGTGGCGCCCGGCCAATTTCGTGACATCGAGACGGGCGGGCAGCCGATCAACGCCGCCGTCATGGCGCTGCCCTACAAAGACGTGCCGCAGTCCTACGCCGCGATTTCGGAGGACATCACCAACGCAGCGCAGCGCGTGGCCAGCACTGCGGACATGGCGGTGGGCGATGCCCGCGAGGACGCGTTGCCGGGCACGGTGATCGCGCTGATCAAGCGGTCAACCATCCTCGAGTCAGCCGTCATCCGCCGGCTGCATCGCGCCCAGCGCCGCGAGCTGCGCCTGTTGGCTGATCTGTTCGGCCGCATCCAGGGTGCGCAGTATCCGTATGTCGTCAACGGCCAGCCCGGCATGGCGCTGGCGGCCGACTTCGCCAACAACGCCGATGTGGTTCCGGTCGCCGATCCGAATGTCCCGACGCAGACCGAGCGGTTGAGCCAGGCGCAGGCTACCTTGCTGCTGGCCCAGCAATTCCCCCAGATCATCCAGCCGCGCGCGGCTGTCGAGAACATGCTCCGCATCATGGGCAGGACCGACCAGGAAATCTCGGCGCTGATGCCGCCGCCGCCGCAGGCACAGCCGCTCGACCCCGTCAGCGAATTTACTGTGCTCATGCAGGGCGGCCCGCTCAAGGCCGGTCAGCAGCAGGATCACGCCGCGCACATCCAGTGTCACTCGATCCAGATGCAGACCCCCGGCCTGCCGCCGCCCGCGATGCAGGGCTTGGCCGCCCATATCGGCGAGCACACCGGCATGTTCTACGCCGCCCAGGTGGCTGCCATGGGCGTGCAGGTGCCGCAGCCCCAGCCGCCCCCTGGCGC